ATATATAAGTCTATTAAAAACATAGTTTTTTCTAAATCTTCTTTAAATTTACCTTTTTTTCTACATCTAATAACTCTTTTTAAAATATCAAATTCATAAGAATTAAGTCCCATTTGTTCACAAAACTTGTATAAACTTCCGTTTTCATTATTATAATAATTAGGTCCTTTCATAATTTCCATTTACTTTAAAGTCATAACTAGCAGCCACTTCATAAATATTTTCTTGTATAGCAATAAAGCCATCATCTGACCTGTCCCACACATCATCTAATGCCATTTGACAGTCTGTTAGTATCTGTGATAATAACGCCTCTATATCTTCTTTCATACTTATTTTTTTTTATTTATTCTATTATCCCAATCAGGCTCAAAACCATTTTCCGTAAATACCTCTATAGTAGGTTCAGATGAATTCTCTTTTACTGTCATTTGCATTGATGTATCATCTAACATTTCATAATCACCATCAAAGCCTTCTATAAAATTAAATAAATCATTAGAAGACTCTAATTCTTTGGACTTAATTCTCTCTAGCACTTCTTTTTCTTTTTCAGAAGGTATCATTATTCTTTCCCAAACTGTTATTTTAAAATCTATATACATAATTATATTAAAAATAGGGGGAATTTCACCCCCTTATTATTATTTTACTCCTTCTATTTCGTCTTTATACGCTTTTTTAGTACTTTCTACTTGTCCTTCTGTAGGCGTATGTTGTGAAATTTGTAATTTTAATAAGAATAATTGTTGTGCATTTCTTGATGCATTTTCAAAATATTCCCACATATCATAAAACATAGCTTTATGATGCTCATCTGTTAATTCATTCTCTTTAAGAACTATTTCTTCTGTAGCTTCTGTTTTATCATCGTATATAGCAAATCTATATTCTTTCTCCACTTTTGTAGTCTCTAATACTACTTTTTCTTTCTTCTCTTTTGTTGCCATTATTATTTATTATTTATAATATTTCGCATGAATTTCCAGCGCAAGCTAGATTTTCCATCCTATTTGTATTATCTACTTCTTCTTTAATTGTAGACAAATCTACGTTTTTTACTAATTTTAATTTTTCCTCGTATACCTCTTTAGTGCATTCAGTAAAAGGTGCGTCTTTATACACCCCACCATCAAAAGGTAATACAGAAAGACCATTAAAAGAATTTTTGTGTTCCCACATCCATTTTTTAACTCCTTCCCATTCTTCGTCTTTTATGTTAATAGTAGCAGATACATTATTAGTATTATCTCCGCTTACATGCCCTGTTTTTACCCACTCTGTGTTAAACTTTTCTACCCTGTCTAAAAACTGCAAAGCACTTTCTTCGTCTCTTAATATAGAGCCTTCAGGAGCTTTAATAGGAAATCCTATAACTGCTGAAGTAGGGTCTTGGTCCATAATTTTTATTAATTCTGGGTGAGTACTTGTAAAATAATTATACACATCATCACCTACCATACATTGAACATTTCTAATATAATATTTAGAGTGCCAAGCGTGTATACCAGAACTTGTTCCTAATATAGTACTAGTAGTACCACTAGGCTTAACAGTGCTTACTCTTGCACTTGGGTTTATACCTATTATATCAGCTATTACAGTATTAGTTACTCTAGCTTGCTCAACTGCTTCCTTTAAGTTTAAACCTAAAGTTGCTCCTGAACATATACCAGTCATTCCTACTCCTGTTAAAGCTTCTTTTTCAGTAGTTCTTTTCCATATAGGTCTTAAGTAATGAAAATCAGTAAAACCTGCTTGTAAAGTTCCAAAGAATGATGCTGCATCTGCTCTACTATTTAAATCAGCTTGGTCTCTAATATTAGAACCATTTATTTCAGTTAAATTACAAAACTGAAACGGTCTTAAAGCTATTTCACAACAAGGGTTAGTTCCCCATTCTTTATCGTTAGTAAAATAAATACCAGGTTCCCCTGTTTTATTTTCTTCAACCATTGTAAATATCTTATTAAAGAATTCCTTAGTTACTCTGTGCCTTAGCACTACTGCTGAGTTATTTGCCCTACTTCTTTGTGGATTTAAATTCCAATACTCTCCTTTTTTACAAGTAAGCATTTCATTATCTCCAGCAGAAAATAACGCAATAAGCGCAGCTCTACGTATGCCTCCTGCTAATACAGCATTAGCTATAAAACATACTATATCGTGTACTTCTAAAGTTGTTAAATGTTCTCCATTTTTTTTTCTATCTAATATAGTAGTTATATTAAATAGGCAAGTTTTTAAAGGTTCTGGCCCAGGAGCTTTACCTCCTGCTGTTACTAGTCTTTCTCCTTTTAATCTAATAGCTGAAAAATCAAATCTAGGTGCAGTTTCTCTTTTGCCAAAATAAGCTTTCATTAAATGCTTTATTGAGTCTGCCCATCCTTCAATAGAATCTGCTACTATGTATTTTTGAGAGGAAGTAGGTTTCTTTATTTCAGGTAACTTAGTTACGTGATGTTTTTGAACACTATATCCCACTCCTGTTCCTCCTAATAATAAAAACATAACCTCTGAAAATGCTCTATAATCATCTATTGGTAAATAAGAACAGTTGTATATTTTTGATTCATTTTTTAATATTGCCTTTCCCGCAAACTGCATAGCTCGCATAGAGGGTAATACTTTTCTTTCATATATAAAAGACGAATGACTCTCAATATCTCCTATAAGTTTAGGATAATTGTCTTTCATCATCTGTATGTATCTATCTACATTTTCTTCATAACTTTCTCTTCTTTTTTCTTCTGCTATATATTTAGCATATTTATTAAAATGTACTACCTCGCTTAAGGCCTTTGCTCCACTATCCATTATCCTCTTTTTTTTTAAATATTTTCATTTCTTCGTTATACACCTCTTCGTATTTATTAGGCATATTACCTATTTCTTGCCCTCTGTCAATCTTTTGACCTACAAGCTTTTCCATCTCCACATATTTATCTTCTGCTCTATAAAGTACTTTACCTACTTCACTTCTCATTCCTAAATTATGAAATGCTAATACATGTCTTTTGTATTTATCTGTAAACTGTGAATATTTTCCTGTTTTAAAACTAAAATAATTTTCTTTATTAAAAATAGGCAAATTAAACACATACATAGTATGTACATCGTCACATTTATAGTGATAATGATATAATTCATTACTTTGTAATGTCTTTTCATATGCTTCTACCCATTCATTTTCTTTATTTAATTCATATAAAGCAAATATTTTATCTTTTAAATTGGGTTTACTGCTATCCCCTACAAAGCATTGCTTTAAAAATTTAAATTGGTCTTGAATTTCCCCTAACATAGGGAGTATATATGTAAATGACCTATTCTTATCTCTCTCTATATCAAACTTCTCTTTAGTCATTTTCTATTATATTTGTATAATAGCTCCGTTTTCTTGGTACTCTACAGGTAAATTCCAACTATTACTTTCTGTATGCCATACCCACCTATCAACTAAGTCGTCAATTTCTTGTTTTCCTGTTTTTATCCATTTTTTATCAAATTTATAAACAGCACAATCATTAGGTGTAATTGTTTCTATTGCTATTATTATATGTTGTACTTCTATATTATCTATATTATATTTTTCTTTTACAAAATATTGTATAGCTTCTTCATAATATGCTTGTTGTCTATAATAACCATAAGATATGTATGAAGCCATAAAGCCTCTAAATATATAATTCTTTAAAACATTATCAGTTTCTCCTATTTTCAAAGGTAATTTAAATACATTTTTAGAACTTGTTTTAACGTCTATATTATATGCAATTTTATTTTCTACGTCTACAATTAGCCTATCTATTTTTCCTTTTCTTTTAATTTTGTCTTCCCAAAAGATTTCTAACTCAGAAAATGAGTTTTCTTTTTTTTGTAACAAATTAAAGGCTTCAGGATTATTTGTAACCGCATTCACACATTTATCAACAGTGTATTTAGTAGGTTTATCTAAATAAATAGCATCAGGATTATTTTGGCGTTCTTGCACATAAGGTAATCCCTCTTTATTAAATTTTAACTGTATAGTTTCTTTTTTAATCTTATAACCTGATAGTATATAAGCTTCTTCAAATCTAGCATCAACGTCTTCTAATTTAGACTGTAAATATTTATCACAAAGAAGTCCCATTAAACCACTAGGTTTATCTATTTCAGAAACAACAAATAATTCAGGCTCTAATAATGCCATATGCACCATAGTTCCTAGTTCCATAGAGGGAGTACTTTCTCCCGCAAATTCCATTTTATGTTTATAGTATGCGGGTGACTTTGAAAGCCATCCTAACATACTGTTAGATATATAATCTATTCTCTTGAAGTATTCTTCCATCATCTAAGTATTGTGTATACATTTCCATAAACTCAGAGTATAAATTAACTCTACTTGTGTATGCATACTTTTTATTTTCCCTCACTTCTTTGACAACTACATGATTTTCCATGTGTTCTTTATATAGTAGGTCGTCGTCTACTAAATCCTCTAACATTAATCTAACAGAGTTATACTCGTTTTCCTCTAATGCTTTCATTATTTTTGCATAAATAGGTATAAATCTAGTGACTTTAAAGACTTTTCTTTTAAAATCATTTGTATATTTCATTTATATTTTTATATTTTGTAATTTTTCTATATACAAAGAATCAGAAGCATACTTTTTACATTCTCCGTCATTTCCTTTATATATACACTCTAAAAAAGCATAATAATCGCCTGTAATATACCATTTTTCTTGCCATACCTTATAATAAGATACACCTTCTTGCCAGGTATTAAACTTTTTATATGCTTTATTCCACCAAAATCCAAATAAATTATTATTATCAAGCGCACAATTTGTGCAGTTTAACCACCCTGTTTCTAGGATAATCTGTTTAATTACTATGTCTGGGTGTTTTATGTTTTGTTTTAATAATTCTTTCTTTATAGTATTTATACTATACTCTTGAGAATAGGTTTTACCTATTAAGGCTACTATAAGAACAAAAATTAAAACTATTTCAAACCAATATTTCTTTATTTTTTTCATATTTTTTTTCCATTTTTATTAACTCCACTGTCTCTCTAACTTGCTTTTCAGTACTTGGTAAATACAAGGTATACCCCTGTATCTCTGCTAATGCTTTAAACATTTTCCATTTTAAAGGAAAAACATCATTAGCGAACCCTTTAACTTCTATCACCCATTTATCTTCTGTATTTACAAAATCAGGCGTATAAGTAATTGCTCTAATGTTATTTGACACTTCTCTAAAAGCTTTAATCCCTTTTACTTTATGTGGCTCATAAATTGTACCTTCAAAAACATTTTTATCAAGTAAATTATATCTATGCACCTCATAATCAGAATCTATACCCTCTTCACTAAGTCTTCTATAGGTATAGGCCTCTAATTTAGACCTAAATTTAATACCATCAACCGTTAAAGCAGTTGCATTTTTTATTTTCTGTTTAGGGTTAGGAGCTATTATATCACTCTTTTTTTTCCAACTCATTTTTTTATCATAGAACGCTATCTATTAAAATTTTTGTTCTTTCTTTTTTATATTTTTTATAAAAATCTGTTATATCTTTTTCAGGATACTCTTCAGGCACGTAAGTATATTGTAAAGCATATTTAGCCGCATATTTAGCCGCACTTGTTATACCTGGACTATCGTTATCAAAGAATATTAAAACTTCTTTAAAACGCCTCTTAAGCTCCTCTAGTTTATCTTCAGGAATAAATCCCATTTCTGACCCTGGAGCACATGCTGCATACCCATAAGTATAAAACAGCATTACGTCTTTAAGGGAAGAAGTTATTATACATAAATCACCTATTAAAGGCAGTTGATTCCACCCTTGTATTACATTTTTATTTGCATTTGTAATCCATTTAAAATCACTATGTGGTTGAAGTATTTTATACTTATAATTTCCATAACAATATGCAAAGGCTGTAGTAGTTTTACTAATTTTTATGTATTTTCTAGTACCTTCTTTAGACAGAAAATATCCTTCAAGTGCTTTTACCTTATAAAAGTCTAGTACAGGCTTATATATGCCTTGTTCTGCATAATAAACTAAGTGTTTATTTTTAAAAGGCGTAGACACTATTTTTAATTCTGTTTCTGAAAATTCTAACTTTTCAATTTCTTCTCTATTATGTATAATAGGAACTTCTTTTGTTTTAAACATAGGAGCAGCTCCTAAGTTTAATCTAAAATCATTATTTATTTTTCTTAATGCGTCACCATAACCAATAACATATTTAGCCATTACATATCCAATAGGACTAAAAGTATGCTCTTCAAAACTAAAGTCTTTATATAGCCAATTACCTTTATTTTGCCTTATTCTAACTCCTGGATGTTTATCAGCTCTTAGTTCACTACAAAAACTTACATCAAGTTTTTTAAAATTAGTTACATAATATTTAAATATATCAAAGCCTGTGATTTTAATGAATATATTTTCAGCATTAAGTTCTTTAAACTCACTAGTACTTATCATAATTTTTAAGTAAAAAAGGCTGAGGTATTATCCCCAGCCTTGTTATTATATATTAAAAAGGTAAATTATTTATTTCTGCAATAGGCGAATTTACCATATCATCCATGTCATGTTTTGGTAACTTAACCATATCATACTCATTATTAACATCGTATGTTAATTTAGAATTTTCTGTTGGTATTGTTAACCCTTCTACAAAACTTCTAAATGGCACTTCAGCTTTCCACCAATTACCTTTATTACCAGCAATCTCTTTGCCAATAAACTTCATTCTAAAGAATTTATTACCTACAATAGGCATAATTGCTTTAGCGTATTCTGTATAATCAGGCGCCTTAATTCCGTCTAATTGTTCACGCACATCTAATGCTGTCGCAAAAGCTACTAACTTTTGTAACGCATACTTTTTACCTGCTTCAGAAAACCATAATGTAGTTTCTGCTGTTCGTGGGTCATTATCTAACTCTTTTATAGGGTGTGAGTTAAATACTATTTTAATTCCTTCTGTTCCTTTTTGAGAGGTTGTATACTCCATTGAAGCAATTTTACACTCACTAATACCAGGTTCAATAAATTTTGATACTCTACCTTTCTCTTCTTCTGTTCCTTCTGTTGTAATCATAATTTTTATCTAATTTTTATTTTTTATTAATCTACGTAAATTTTTTTCCAGTCAAACTCAAAGTCTGTTCCTTTAAGATGCTCACATCTACTTCCACAGATAAGCTCTTCTTTGGCTTGGAAATTAACCATTAATTTATCATCTTCTCTATACAAATACCCAATAGCATCTGCATTTGCACTAACCATATTTCTTATTTGACCAGTTAGTGCTAAATCTTTAGCGGAAACCTCTTTTCCACCTTTACTAATCATCTTATCTTTAAGATGCGCTACAAATATTAAATGCTCTGCTAAAGTTTTTGTATATTCTAACATAGCCTGAAAAGCTAATCTTAGGTGTAAATATCCTGCACCGTTAGGTAATTCCAATACCGATTTACCTGCAAAATTTTTACCCATATTACTAGCTTTATATTTAGCTGTAGCTGCCGCCTCTGCCCAATGTTCTAATTGGGTTATAGTATCTATTGCTAAATACTTGTACGGCTTTCCTTTTTCTTTTACTTTCTCACCTAGTGCATAAAGTTCTTTAATAGTGTTAACTTTGTATTTAACAGCGTCAACAAACTCACTTCCATTTTCTAAATCTACAAGTAAACACTCGTCTAATTCTGATATAAGTGTTGTTTTTCCCATTTTTGGTTGGGAATACAGTACAAATGTTCGTGGGTTTCTATTTTTAACTTTAATTTTTTTGCTAGGTAGAATTATTTCTAAATTTTCACTCAATTTTTCTTTTTTTTTATTTTAATAACCCTCCCACACTTCTTACATTCTCATAATAAGCGTCAGTCATTTCCTCAGCTTTTGGTAATTCATGAAACATACCTACTTCGCCAATAAAACCATAACCATATCGCACATCATCTACACCGTAAGAATTTTTTAACGCACTAATAGACCTAAATCTGTTATAACCCTTATTATTAACAAATTTATCTATTTGATAATCCATGTGGTCATACACTTTGTATTTATAAGGATTAAACAGTGCTAAAGCAACATCACAATCTTCATATAAGTTACCAGAATCTTTAAAGTCGTCAGGGTCAGGAGTTATCTCCTTATTTCTTGCTCTTTGTGAATCTGATAAACTCCTATTAAACTGTGAAACTACTATAGGCGAAAACTTATAAAGGTCTCTAGATATTCCAAGGTACTCAGACATTTTATCTATAGTTTCTTTTTTACTAAATCCCCTTTCTTTTTTTACTTTACCTATATGGTCTAGTACAACTAAAGTAATTTTCTTATCATTATTAGCTTTATAAGTTCTATCAAACTCATTAATAATTAAAGTTCCATTATCTTTAGCGGTCTGCTCTAATTGCTTAAAAACCCCTGTAGGATTTTCAGCACCGTCTATTATTTTAACTACGTCTGACATTTCGTCAAAGTAATCTAATGTTTTTACTATTTTTTCATATATCTCTTGTGATACGTGGTTCTTTTTAACTCCCCACCCAAAAATAGTAGGCACATCCATTAATATACCATAGTCTTGAAAAAGCTTCATACACAGCCATTTCCCTATTTTATAAGCACGGGGTCTTTCCATTGACCTATAAATTATTTCTAAGTCCATATCAGTTTCTCCCTTTTCTTTTTGTTCTTTAAACCATTTATAAGCTTGTAAAACATATGTATAATCAGTAAAACTAGTCTTTCCTGACCCCGCACTTCCACCTAATAAAGTATACATGCCCTGATTTATATTTATATGTTCGCCTAACTTTTTATGCGCTATAGGAATACAAGTTACATCTCCATTGATGCCTCTATCAATTTCTTTTTTTACTTCTTCTGAATAGCTCATTATAAATTAATTATGTTTCTTTTTTCATCTTTTAGAGTACCTTCTTTAAGCTGTTCACAGTAACTTGCTAACGTACTCATGTCATTTTTCCAAATGAATCTATCAGCCATTGATACATAAGCATAATTATCCTTTTTCTTTTGTTCTAAATAACACGTAGTTGCTTTTAATATTAATTCTTTATTATTAAACTCAGGATAATTATATAAAAACTTAGCCATATTATTAGTACATCCTTTTTTATCTCCTTTAAAAGGATAACCATTAGGATTCATACCTTTAGGAAATAAATCCCTATACTCTTTAATCCATTTAGCTACTCCTGATTTCATATGAGCTATAGTAGGTTTTAAATAAAACTCTTTTAAACTTTTAACAAC